CTTCTTTAGATGTTGTTCGGTTATGATTATAAAGTCATAACCTTTTTTATTACACCAATTAATCATAGTTTCCCACTTTTGTTTGTTCTTATAAGCCATTTTTAGATCATACTCAAAGTTTTTTAACTTTTTCATACCATTTTCTGGTACATTTAATTTACCTTCATTTAAGTCTTGAACCATTTGAAATTCTTTCATTGGCTTAACTTCTACAACAACTTGTTTAAGTGTTCCATCTGATAGTCTCATTTCATAGTAAAAGTCTGGAAAATAGGAATGTTCTTTTATTTTAGTATCTCCGTTATCAAAGTGAGTCATTTGATAAGGTATTCTCAAACACTCGGCTCCCCATTTAGTTATAGTGCTGTTATTGTCTAACCAGTGCATTATTTTCTTTTCCCAAGAACTTCTGAAGTAAACTCCGCCTTGTGTGTTAAGTTTAATTACTTTGTCCTTATTCTTAGGTACATAGTTTCCTTGATTATAATTTGAATTGTTTGGCTTTGAATTTAACATACCTTGGATTTGTTTATTTTATATATAAAAGAAAACCTTTTTTCATGGGAGAATTAGTAGATAGAGTAGGTATTAGAATGTTAGTGCATGGTGATGGACTCGCTGATAACTTTAAGAATAACTCACTTTATTTTTATGATAAATATCAAAAGTCAGATAAAGATGTTTTGTCAATATCTATAAAGGATATAAAACCAGGTGGGTTTTATCACTTACATTACTTGGATAGTTCTAATTGGATGATGTATTCTCCAATATTTGTTACTAATTTTAAGAAAATTGGAAAATACACAATAATATTTGGTGTTAATTTTAACTTTATACCTTTAGAAGTAAGAGTTTATCTTTTTGATAAATTTATAATAGAAGAAGATTTTGAAAAGAATAAATTTCTCAAAGTAGATTATAATGGTATGTATTCTGAATTGATTAAATATGGTTTTGAATATGCTATTGTTGAATATAATGCTGAACAAATTAAATTAGTTCATAAAATACATATGGAATCTATTCCTAGATTCTTGATATCTGGTCATCCTAAGAATAAATATGATCCAGGTAAGTTATTTGATATATGGAAGGCTAAGATAGGTGATAAGGATAAGAGAAATCAAGAGATAATGAAAGCTACTATGGATGACTTCTATGATACCAGAGGTGAGATTAATGAGAAGTATGTTCTTTTGAAAGGTCACATTCAAAGAATTCAGAATAATATGAAAAAATATGGAAATAGATAATAATATATACTATTATAAAATTTACAATTATTAAATGAAACATTTAAGAAAATTCGAAGAACTAAACTATTCAACATATATGAGTGCTGCTGACAAACTTTCTGCTTTTGGTCAGACATCTAGATCTAAAGAGGTTAAAGACCACGCTGTTAATATGTCTAGAAAAGTTGTAGATGATATGACATTTGGTATTATGGTTGGTGATATAAAACCTTTTCCAGAAGCTAAATTTACAAGTTTAGATATATTTAAAACAGGAGAAGGATGGACACTACAAGCTGTTTTTCATTCTGGAAATAACACACATAGAATTGGTTGTTCGGTTTCTGATATAGGTGAGATAATCTGGAGAGATGGTAATAAGTTTATTGATAGAAAATCTGTTGTTAAATTCCAAAAAGCTATAATATCATTGACTCAATCACAGGATGAGTTAGTTAATTACTTAAAAGAAACAGGTTTACATCCTGAGGATCTTAGACTGATACAAAGAACATTTTATAATTAAAAATTAAAAACACTATAAAAAACCCACACCAAAAATGTGGGTTTCGTTTTTAATAAACCTCTGGAGGAAGATTGTAATTTTAATATATAAACAAATACTTATTTTAAAATAGATGGCTTCTTATAACCAATTTAATCAAGGTAGTAACAATACCAACTTCGCTTACACGAACAGTGCTGTCGAAAACAAAGGACTTTTTAATAGAATTTTAAGAGGATTATCATCATACGGAATGAACTATGATGATATGATTGTTAGAAACCAAGTTGGTATCGGTATCAATGAAGATCCATACGCTGCTAGAGGTAACTCAATGTACGATTTCTTTTCACAAAGAGCTGTAGCATCTGTTTTGAATAGAAAGTCTATACCTTATTTAGATAAGGCTTATGGAGACAAAAGAAGAATCCTAAGAGAGTATTCTATTAAAGATGAGATTAGAGACTTCGTTAGTTCATTAGCTGATGAGAGTATCGTTTATAACGATGAGAGAGACTTCTGTTCCCCTAAACCATTAAGTAATGATTACTCACAAGAAGTTAAAGATAAGTATCAAGAATATTTTGAAAAAATTTATAATAAGTTTGGATTTTCAGATAGTATCACAGCTTGGAATATGATGAAAGATTTCCTTATTGATGGTTATTTAGCATTAGAAATTATTTATGATGATAAGAAAAAGAATATTATTGGTTTTAATAGATTAAGACCTGAAACAATTGTTCCAGCATATGAACCAACTATTGGTCACTTATGGATTCAGTTTCCAGAAGATCCTCAACTAAGAAGAATCTTCTTAGATTCTCAGATAGTTTACATCTCGTATTCATCTCAGAATGATTATTCGGAAACATCATATGTTGAGGGTTTAATTAAACCTTATAACCAATTAAAGATTCTTGAACAAACAAGAGTAATGTTTAACATTATTAATGCTACAGTTTATCAAAAGTTTACTATTCCTATTAAAGGCTTATCAAGACAAAGAGCTGAAGAACAAATTGGTCAATTGATTAATGATTATTCAGAAGAAGTTGAATGGGATGATTCATTGGGTACATTATCTATTAATGGTGCTAAACATTTACCTTATAACAAACAAATTTGGTTTCCTGAAGGAGACGCTGGTACACCAGCTATGGAATTAGTTTCACCTGAAGGACACAACTTAAATGAATCAGATATGTTGACTTGGTTCTACAACGCTTTGAAAAGAGCTTCTAAGATTCCTTTCCAACGTTTTGATAAAGAAAATGGTGGTGGTAACTTAATTAACGACTCGGCAGATATGACGAGAGATGAGATTAAATTCTATAACTTTATTAATAGATTAAGAGCTAACTTCAAAGAACTTATTGTTAAGCCTTTGAAATTACAAATGTTAATTGAATTTCCTGAGTTAAAAGAAGATGAGATTGTAATGAATCAAATTGATATTTCTTTTAACTCTAATCAGGTATTTGAAGAGTGGAAGAAATTAAATAACTTGGCTAAGAAAGCTGAGATATTCGGTACATTAGTTGGTGTTATGAATGGTGAGAAACCTTACTTCCATATTGAGTATTTAATTGATAACGTATTTAAGTTAACTCCAGAAGAAAAAGCTGAGAATCAAAAATACTGGGCTAAAGATGCTGCTAGTGTAGCCGCTGCCGCTGGTGCCGCTCCTGGAGCTGAAGGTGCTGCTCCTGCTGAGGGTGGTGATGTACCAGCTGAGGGTGGTGATGTACCAGCTGAGGGTGGTGATGCAGCTCCAGAAGCACAAGCCGCTCCTGAAACTCCTCCTGCTGAAGGTGGTGCTGAAGGTGGTGGAGGAGAATTTGAATTCTAAAATATACTATAAAAAAGAAAACCTCTCAAATTTGAGAGGTTTTTTTATGCTGCCATTTTTGGGTGTGTGAAGTAGAAGGATTTGACTTTGTTATCTACTATGTTTTGTTTTAGTTCTAGTTCAACTCCGGATTCAATTAGGTCTCCAATAATCTTACCCCATTCAGTGGTCATTGTTTTGATTGTTATTTCTAACTCTAAAACATTGTTACCTTTTAGTATAAACTTCATATGTTTTATAGATGATGATGCTTTTTTAAGTACATCAAAGTCGTCTTCATCATCAACTACAACATTCACATACATAACACCGTGAGCGTGACCAGATATATCTAAAGTAAATTCAATCTTTTTATCTTCTAAAATCGAATTTAATTTAATTTCTCTTTTATATTCTTTCCAATTACTGAAATTAGATAATAACTTCTCGTATTGCTCTAAAGTATTATTATCTAATTCAATATTAAAAGATTTTGTTACACTCCATCCTTCCATTTACAATAAAGTAAAATCTATTTGTTTTCTTTCTAAGTCTACTGACTTAACTACAACTTTAAGAGGATCTCCTAATCTGATTTTCTCACCATTTTCACTTGTTATTGTATAGTTAGCTGTATCAGCTGACCATTTTCCTTCAAGTGATTGGTATCTAACCATTCCTTCACATTTACTTTCAATCAATTCAACATACATACCCCAATCAGTTACTCCTGAAACGATACCATCAAATACTTTTCCAATCTTATCTAAAAGATATTCAGCTTGTTTGTATTTAATTGAATCTCTTTGGGCTTTAGCAGCTACCAATTCTCTAGCAGAACACCATTTAGCTTGTTCTTCAATCTTACCAGGATTACCTTGAGTTTTCTTATCTAAGAAATCAAGTAGTATTCTATGTGTAATTAAATCAGGATATCTTCTAATTGGTGAAGTAAAGTGAGAATAGTGAGTAAATCCTAAACCATAGTGACCAATGTTCTTAATTGTGTAAGTTGCCTTAGACATACATCTAGTAACTAAAGTCTCAATCATATTTTCCTCAGGAGTATCTTTAATTTCTTTTAATAAAGAATTAAGTGATTTTTTAATCTCAGTTGAATCATCATATATCTCTATATCATATCCAAAAGTTTTACAAACACCAACTAAAGCATTTAACTTCTCCATATTTGGAGTATCGTGAACTCTATAAACATTTACCCAACTAGCTTCTGATAAAGTTTTAGCAACTGACTTGTTAGCCAATAACATAAATTCTTCAATTAACTTGTTAGATTCTTTTTGTTCTTTGAAATAAACACCAATTGGTTTCTTATTATCTTCGGCTAGTTTGAATTTGACTTCAATACCACCCATTTCAATAGAACCTTCTTTGATTCTTTTCTTTCTAATCTTTCTAGCTAAAGTATCAAGTAATCTAATTTCAGTTGAATAATCACCATCTGTACCTTCAATAATTTCTTGTGCATCTTCATAAGCAAATCTTCTATCAGAGTGAATAACTGTTTTACCTTGCCAAGTATTTAATATGTTACCATCTCCATCTAAAGTAAAGATAACAGAAAAAGCTAATCTATCTTCGTGAGGTTTTAATGAGCAAATACCATTACTTAATCTTTCAGGTAACATTGGTACACACCTATCAACTAAATATACTGATGTAGCTCTTTTGAAAGCTTCATCATCTAACTTAGTTCCTGGTTTAACATAGTGACCTACGTCAGCAATGTGAACACCTACTTCAATTTTATTATCACTTATTATATTAACTGAAAGGGCATCGTCAAAATCTTTAGCATCAACAGGGTCGATTGTTAAAGTAGTAACTCTTCTCATATCTTTACGAGAAGAAATTTCCTTTTCGGTAATAACTTCTGCTACTAACATTGATTCGTTAATAACTTCTTGAGGAAATTCAACAGGTAGTCCATATTCGAACATAATTGAATTCATCTCAGCGTTGTTATCGCCAGAATCTCCTAAAACTTTAATTATTTTTCCTTGTGGTGATTTTGTATCTTCCCACTTTATTAACTCGACTACAACTTTTTGGTCGTGTTCTGCTTTTAATCCACCTTTGATATAAAAATCAACTGGTATTTTATTACTATCAGGAACTACGAATATAGTTTTTTTCCCAATTTGTACTTTTCCAACAAACTCTGTTTTAAATCTTGAAATAACTTCAATAACTTTTCCTTCTAACTTCTTTTCAGCTTTGAATATCTGAACTTTTACTTTATCTAAGTGTAGTGAGTTAGTCGTGTTTTTCTTGTAAACGAAAATCTCTTTCTCGTTTATTACTAGTGATGCGTTACCGCTTGTTGAGAACTCAATTTGTCCTTCGTAAACATCACCTTCTTTTAATTCTATCATATGATATTCTATTTAAGAAATATCATTTTGTTTATCTCTTTTTGATATATTATCTACACCGTACTTCTCAATAAGAGTATTTTTCATCTTACTAAGAACTTTTTTATTCTGTATTGGGTAATCAACTCCAAAGTTTTTTCTTAAAGTTTCTTTTCTTTTTCTTTCTGAACACTTTCTACAGAAGTATTCTCCCCAGTTATTATCATATTTAATATAGTTCTTAAATATTACTTCTTTTTCAATTCCACATCCATCACACTTACAAACTATTTTATAATGAGATCCTTTAGACATTAATTCAACTGGTATCTTTATATTTTCTCCTATTGCAACATCATAACCTAAATCATCATAGTACTGATAATTTGATTCACTTATTTTAATATCTATATCTCTAGTTAGGATCATAAAAAACCACTTAATTTCCTTTATTTATTAATTTTTGTCTTTCTCCTCCATGGTTTTACACATGTTAAAGCCGGCCTGAATCTTCTCTTGACTATAAAAAATCCACGTTGAAAAAAAGGTGGTTTTATATTGATTATATATACTCTATATTTTAAAAAATAAACCTTATTTAAATGAAACCAGTTTTAATTGTAGAAAATTCGACAAACTCTCTTATCAGAGAGAATAATGGTTCAGGTAAGAAAGATTATATCATGAATGGTACATTCACTGAGTTTGGTGTTAAAAACCGTAACGAAAGAGTTTACACAGCTGATAAATTTCTTCCAGCTCTTCAAGAACTTAATGAGAGAATGAGCAGTCTTGGTGCTGTTTATGGTGAATTCGATCACCCGGATGTATTTGATACATCTCTTTCAAGAGCATCACACATAATCACAAAAGCTACTTATGTAAAAGAATCAAATCTTGTTAGTGGTGAGATTAAATTATTAAATACTTATTGGGGAAAAGAGGCTAAATCATTAGTTGATGATGGATGTCCAGTATTCGTTTCTTCAAGAGCTGCAGGTATCACTGAATCAGATGGTACTGTTTCATTAAAGAAATTATTTACATATGATATCGTTGCTGACCCAGGTTTTGCTTCAGCTAAAATGAGTATCAAATCTCTTAATGAGTCATTAGGTTATAATGAAAACTCCAACTTTAGGATATACGAAATGTCCGATGAGTCAAAAATAAATGAATTATTTAATATGAATAAAAATGAATTTGTTACTAAAGAACAATTAACTGAATACTCTCAGTATTTAGTTAAGGAACTAGCTTCTACACAAAAAGAAGTTAAAGGCGCAATTTCTAAAGGCAATATGAGTCCTAAGAAATTAGAGCAATTATTAGAATACTATGAAGAGTTAAATACTACAAACTCTCAAGTTGTTAAATATTTAGATTACTTAGCTGAGAAATTCTCAATTATGGTTAATGAAAACAAATCTTTAAAAGAAACAACTAATAAACTTATCAAACACAATGACTATTTAGCTGAAAGTCTTGAAAAAGCTGTTAACTACTCTGAGTATTTAGCTGAAAATTTAGACAAGAACATTGAGTACGCTGAGTACTTAGCTGAAAATCTTGATAAAAACATTTCTTATTCTGAGTATATCGCTGAGAATTTAGATAAAAACATTTCTTATTCTGAGTATTTAGCTGAGAATTTAGATAAAAACATTGAGTATTCAGAATATTTAGCTGAAAATCTTGATAAAAACATCGCTTACTCTGAGTACATCGCTGAAAACTTAGACAAAAGTATTGCTTACGGTGAGTATATCGCTGAACACGTTGATAATTCAATCGCTTATTCTGAATATTTAGCTGAACATGTTGAAGGTAACATCGCTTACTCTGAATACATTGCTGAACATTTAGATGACAATATTGCTTATTCTGAGTATATCGCTGAGAACCTAGACAAATCAATTAACTACCAAGGATTAATAGTTGAAAAATTAAATTCTGGTAAATTAAATGAGGCATTTGGTGAAGAAGAAGCTTTCCCTTCATTACAAGCTGCTGGTTTTGAAAACATGGAAGAAAATGAAAATGAAAATGAAGAAGAAAATGAAGAAGAATACAATGGTGTTCCTTCATCTTACGAAGAAGAAAATTATAATAAAGAAGAAGATGAAGACTGTGGTCCTAATTCAACTGAAGAAGAAAATGAAAATGAAGAAGAAGCTCATGATTATAAAGTAACTGGTAACAGTGATTCTGAATTATCTGAGTCAATCGACAAATTAATAGAAGAAGCTAAAAAACGTAAAGTTTCTGAAACATCAGACTTGAATTTCTTAAAATTCTTAAACAAGTCTCAAGTAGATAGTTATTATGCTTTAACAAACGAAGAACAAGACAATGTAAAACTTCACATAAACGAAAGAAGTTACTTCACATCTAAAGATGTGTTGGGTCTAATCTCTGAAGCACTATCAACAAAGAATGAATCTCTTGAAGAAAGAGTAATCAGATTAATGCCTGAAAACACTAAGGCTATCTGGAGTCAAATGAACGAATCTGCTAAAAAATCTATCTTATCACAAGCTAGACTTTACCCAGCTGATGTTTTAATGACTGAATCACAAGTTGAGCATTTCTGGTTAACTAGAAAGCTTAAAACAAATGAATCTGTAACTAAAAAGTTAGTAGCTCATGAAAGTTTAATACAAGAAGATAAACTTTCTGATAATGACGTTACTGCAATTATGGAAAGATTCAAAAACATCTAATCTATAAAAAATCCACACTTGAAATTATTGAAATTTCGAAGGGTAATATATAGATAACAAAAAAAAATAAAAAAAAATATGTCACATATTAGAATAGACAAATCAAAAGCGCTTAAGAAGTGGTCTCCAGTTTTAGAGAACATGGGTGTAAGTGAAGAAAGATTGGACTGGATGTCAGAAATGGCTGAATACCACTCAATCAATGAAAATGCGTATGTAAACGCATCAAACGTAGCCGGTATGGGTGCAATATTAAATCCAGTTGTTGGTACATTAGCTGGTAACGTAACTGGTAACAGTAACGTAGCAGGTTCAGGAGATGTAGGTCAAAACTTACTTCCTGTAGCAATGAAAATCGCAGCTCAAACAATCGGTTTAGATTTAGTAGCTGTTAAACCAACTCCAGGTCCAAAAATCGATTTATTATACATTGATTTTCAATACGATGATATCGATCAAACAACAAGCGAAAGACCACTAGTTTTCAAATTTAGTGCTGATAACAATACTGCTATTGCAGCTGGTATCACAGCTTCTTTACTTTCAAATAGTATCACTTTAACTACAGGTGGTTTATCAGGTGGTAGAATGTTCTACGGTATTACAGCTTCTTCAGCTGTTGCAACTAAAACTGAGCCTGGTACTAAAACAGACATAATTGAGTTTTTAGGTTTCTCTCGTATTGATGCTTTACCAATGTTTAGAGCTTTCAGACAAGCTAATACAACAGGTAACTATGGCGCTTCTTATTTTGACGCTACATTAAACACATTTGACCAAAATACTGCAATGACTAGCTTAATTTTAAGAATTGCTGGTGTTACACCAACAGCAAATGCTAATAAAACAATTACATTAGTATCTGCATTAGAAGATCATATCCCAGGTTTCTCTGCAAACTGGACATCTGCTGCTTCTGGTCAAGCTGCTGGTCAATACCCAATGGGTCGTCTTGCTGATGATCAATCATATGCTGGTGTTATCGGACCAAAAATTTCTTCTAAAACTGTTGCAGTTGGTACTATTGAAGTATCTTCAGCTCTTAGAAGAACTGAAATTGAAGATATCAAAGCTAATACAGGTATGGATATCGTTCAAAAAATGGAGTCTATCCTTGTTAACGAATTATCTCAAACAATCTCTAAACAAATTGTTGCTAAGATTTTCGAAATGGGTGCATTAAACGCTACTACAGCTCCTTTATCTACAGTTGGTGGTGGTTTAACTATCTTCGACTTAAATACAGCTTATGCTGCTTCTGGTTCATTAGGTGGTGAGACTACTCACGCTGTACAACGTAAGTTAATCACTAAGATTGCTCACGCTTCTAACTACATCGCTACTGAAGGTCGTGTAGGTCCTGCTCAATACCTTATCACAAACGGAGGTTTAGCTGCAGCACTTCAAGATATCGCTGGTTACACAATTAACCCGACTAAATCTAAATTAAACGGACAAGGTCAATTATACCCTGTAGGTTCAATCGGAGACATCTCTATCTATGTAGATCCATATATGAGATATAACGATAACAGAATCGTATTAGGTCGTAAGAACAACCCTGACCAACCAGGTATCATTTTCGTACCTTATTTAATGGCTCAGTCTATCTCAGTTATCTCTGAAGCTACATTCGCTCCAAGAATGTTGTTACGTTCAAGATACGCTGTAACTGAAGTTGGTTGGTACCCACAAAAACAATACATGACTATTACAGTTACTGACGCTGCTCAGTTATTAAACTAATAATAGTTTTATTGCTAATATTGAAAAAAGACCCTTATGGGTCTTTTTTCTTTTTAAAGAATTTCTAATTAATATATACTACTATATGATAAAGAAATTTAATTCATTTAATGAAAGTAAAAAAGATAAGTTTCCAAATGTTCAAAAATTGGACATAGATGGATTTGTTGTTTATGTTGGTAAAGATGCTAAATCTAATGACCACTTAACATTTAATGTTGCTGATAAAGAAGATATTTGGTTTCACGTTAAAGGAACTCCGGGTAGCCACGTTGTTATTCGTGTTAGAGAAAACTTACCCACTGAAACTATTATAAAAGCAGCAGCTCAATTGGCTAAAAAGAATAGTAAAGCTTCTAAAGATGATAAAGCAACTGTTGTTTATTGTCAAAAAAGATTTGTAAAGAAAGAATCAGGTATGAATGATGGTCAAGTTAAAGTTGATTATACTAATTCATATCAAATAGTAGTTTAATAATTAATATATACTACAATAAAATATTTAATGAAATGGCAGAAGAAAAAGAATCAATTAGAGTAACTTATACTAAAGAACTAGAATCTATTCTTAAAGACTTAGAAGATGATAACAATTATGTTGCATTTGAACTTCTTTGGTTAAATGAAAGTGGCGCTAAATACTTCAATGGTCTAAAAATAAGTAGTGTTGATGTTTCAGAGACATCTGGTTCATTTGATGTTACTATAGATGGTAAAGTAGTGCCTATGAAAATTGAAAAGTTTATTCAATACTATTTTAAGAATTTATTATCACCTGCTGATGTTAAACAGTTTATTAGAATTTATAATTCTACTAAAAATGGTGAACCAATTGATGGTAATCTTATTAAACCTGAAGATTTTGTTTATAAGCCTAAAGATGTTAGAAGTACTTTCTTATCATTGGTTACTAAAACATATCCACATGGCCACGAAGATGAAGTTTTACAATTTCTTCCTAAGTTAGAAAAAGATACAGTTGGTAATTATTATAAAATAATTGGAGATCCTAAACAAGAAACTATGTTTACATCTCACTTAGATACTGCTGATAGAGCACAAAAGATAACTAAACTTTATTCAATGATTGAAAAAGAAGAAGAATATATTGTTACAGATGGTAATTCTATATTAGGTTCTGATGATAAATCAGGAGTCGCTGTTATGTTATATATGATGGCTCATAATGTACCGGGTCTTTATTACTTCTTTATTGGAGAAGAAAGAGGTGGTATTGGTTCAGGTTTATTATCATCTGTTTATGAACAAGTTGATTACCTAAAGAACATTAAAAGATGCGTTTCTTTTGATAGAAGAAATTATCATTCAGTTATTACTCAGCAAATGGGTAGAGTTTGTTGTTCAAATGATTTTGGAACAGCTTTATGTGAGCAATATAATAAGAATGGACTTAATTTATCACTAGATCCTACAGGTATTTACACAGATTCGGCTTCATTTATTGACCAAATTCCAGAATGTACTAATATATCAGTAGGTTATTTTAATGAGCATACTGGTGATGAGTATCAAAATATGACTTATTTGAAAAGTTTAGCAGAAGCTAGTATTAAAGTAAATTGGAATTCATTACCAACTGTTAGAAAGATTGGATTGGATGATGATGTTATTAGAAGACATGGTAAATTAATAAATGACTTAAAACAATCTCCTTTTGATTTAGATATTAAAGTTGTCGGTGAACAAGGTGGTGGTGTTTCTATACAATGTGATATGGAAGATAGTGATATAGAAAGTGCTTTTCGATCACTTACAGATTTACAAGTTATATTAAATAGACATAAAATCAATCAAGATGTTTTCTTTGATGGTTACTATATAAAAATAGAATTGAAATAATGAAACTGAAAAAATTTAACCAACTATTTGAACGCGAAGGATTCGATTATATCGATGGATATGATGATGATGATGATGACTATGAAGATGAAGGATATGATAAATTAAACTCAGATGATGATGATTCTGACGATAATGGTAATCAAGATGATATGGCTCATTTAGAATATCTACTTAGAGAGATGTTTAGAAATGTTGGTATAGATGTTACTGTTACTAGTGATAATGGAGACATTCAAATAGTTGCAATGCTTAATCAAAAAGAACGTCTTAGAGATGTTATTAGTATCTTTAGTGTTGCTAATAAATTGAAAAAAGATATTCTAGCTCA